TAAAGACTAGCTTCTCTTTTGTTGAAGTCTAGCCTAAGCAGTTTTCATGGCCTGATGAGGAACCGAAACCCAAATAGGGGTCGCCATGTGGTATAATGTATTTATTTGGAGGATGCTGCTTGTCATCCTAGTCTTGTTCGTTAGCTTTGCGTCCCTTTTGTTCATGTGGGGAGGCTTTGGAATATTGCTGGCTTTGCCAGCCTTCTTTGTTGGGTTTTGCGGCCCAGTTGGTTGTGCTTTGATCATGATCCTGGGCCCCTTGTCTGGTTACGTCTTTGTCTCCATATTTCGCGACAGTCTTGCCCGCGAAGTGGCGATTATTGACTCAGTAGGTGAGGAAGCCGCCTTGTGGGTTTCTTCGGATGTTAGCACACTTTCATCCCACCCGCTCAAGCTTGTGATGAGGGAAGTCATCTGGATGGGCCATGATGAGTCAGGGATCTGGCTCCAAGCATGGGCCCAGACCTTAAAGCTCCCCGTGGAACTACAAGACATGGTGGGGCGAGGCGCTGCACAGTTTGGTTCCATTTTGTGGTCGAGACTTGTGCTTTGGCTGCATGCTGGCATGACAGAGTGGCCATCTGCTGTCTTTTCTTGCTTTGCCATTTGGCGTATTGCTAAGCAGGCAAAAACATTAGGGGTTTGGTGGTACACGAAGTTTTGGTGGCGTTTAGTGACAATTCTCATTTTTCTTTACCACCTTCCCCCGGACGTGATGGTCCCTTTATTGTTCAGGGGCTGTTATTTGCTTTTACGACAGGTTGTCGCCATAACTCACCAGCGTAAGGAAGCTTGGGAATGGCTTCAGACTTTTTATGTCGCCATCCTGGTCAAATTCATTGCTTGGGCAGAGTCTGTCAATAGTGAATTTGAGAAACACCACTCTCTGGCTATTGCTAGAGGTTCTTCTCGGCTCACCCAACACTTCAAGTCGATGGTGATGACTGCTTCCATCGTTGTGTCAGACTTGGCACTGCCCTCTTATGTGAGGACAAAAGGGCCTCTTAGGCCTGACCGTGAGACCCTGGAGGCTTCTTTGACACTCATGAAGGACCTTGGTTGGCCCATAAACGTGAATGTCACTGACCCTGCCCCATTGGCTTCTCAGTCTTTTAAGGAGTGGGTACTTTGCGGGTCAGATTTCAAGCAGGGGATTCATAACCTCAAGATGCAAATCGATGAGGATCTTGAGTCCCTGCGTATTGCTGGCATCCGGTACAGGAGGTCTGAAGAGTATGCTTCTGTTGAGAATGAATTGGAAGCCACTTCCAGGTATTTCCGGTCTCCGAAGTATGACTATCCTGACCTTGACTTGGATGATGTCTGGTTTGTTCTGGGAGATATCTTTAGACATTCCCGGCTTACATCTTTCAACTACATCATTCGGATGTGGGAGAAGAAGTATGCGCTGGGTGCTTTCATGAGGGATCCTCTTAGGCTACGCAGCAAGTACAAGCGTTCCAAGTTCATCCATGACTTGGGTGGCTATGGTCCTTTCAAAGCATTGTGGGCTCGCACCTTCTGGGCCGCAAGCCAGGTCTTGCCAGTTTCAGCTGTGTCTGTAAAGGGTGAGGCCTTGCCTGAAAAGAAGTGGGCCAACAACATGGTTCGTTCTATTATTGGCTCGCCCATTACCCAATACATTTTGTCAACCATCTGGAACTATGGCCCCAATCACAGGTTTTCATGGGTCTCGACACCCATCAAAATTGGTATGCCACTCAATGGTTACTGGATGTCCACTATTTGGCAGCGTCACTCACGCTGCCAAATTCATGTGGAGGGTGATTTCACTGCCTTTGACAGCACAATCAGTGGAAAGGTGGTTGATGTCATCAAGGCCATCCGGAAGCATGGCTTTGAGCACCACAAGGACAGAGATCGGATCGCTGATTTGATTGATATCAATTACGAGCAGGTTGTCCATCAACTGTTGAACACTACTTCCACTGGGAATGTGTACAAAAAGGGAACTGGTTTGACAACTGGCCATTCTTCTACCAGTATGGACAATTCTGTGGGTCTAGTGGTGCTTTACTTAATGGCGTGGAAAGACCTGACTGGTTTGTCATCTCGAGAGTTCATGTATTATAATGAACTCTCGTGTTTTGGCGATGACCATGTGTTGTCCATTTTAGCTGCAAAGCCTGCCGTGTGGACACCGAAAAACATTCGGTCCACAATGGCTAAGTGGGGTCTCACCAATAACTTGGAAGTGAAACAGTCACTCAATGAGGTCTCTTTCCTTTCGAAATGGGGAAGACGTGCAACGCCCGCAGAAAGGGCAGAGCTTAGAAAGTTTGGGCTTGATGTCCCGTTTGTGGTGTGGCACGACAAGGTGAAGTTGGTTGGCAAGTTGACTGCACCAGTCAAGAATGTCTCAGCCACGTATAAGGCTAAACGCTTGCTAAGCTACCTCACGTTGACTGCACACCACCCAGACTTGTATGATGGCATTTGCAAGGTTTTGGTCAAGTCACCTGCCATCATGACTCATATTAGGCACAACAAGTGGCGCATCCCGTCTTACCAGACTGTGATGCGCAATTGGTACAATCCATCTCCTCCGCCTAATCAAAATGATAAACTGGTTTTGGAAGACCAAGCAGAGTTTGAAAATGTTGGGCAGATAATCGAGTATGGGGAGGTAAGTGCCTTGGACGCGTTTGTTGGGGCCTTGTCCATGGCGCCTGACTTGCTATCCCCTTTGTTGTTCAACTATGGTTACATGCGGGCCTTACAGACCTTTTTGAGGTCACGGCTTGCCTGGGTGCCCGACCTGCTCTGCCTCAATAATCCCATATTGAGTGCAGGCATGCTGGAAACTGTATGTTCGAGGACCCCTTACCGGTTTCTTGAAACCTCTCTTTTTGTCCCTGGACTTAGTGGCGTCAACGAGAGCACCCTACTTTTGCGGCATTGGTTCTTCTGCTGGTACTGTTCAAGGAGGCCGAAGCAGAGGTTAGGTGCATGGACAAACATGATTGTCGCCAAGTTTTCAAACTTACAGTTTTTGTTAAATGGCAGAGTCATGTTGGAGTCACGGCAGAATGAGCTCGGGCTTGACTTGTTAATTATTTGTGCCTTGCTGAGCTTAGTGAGTATCCCGGATTGGATGTCACCTTTGGGCAAGGTGACGTTGCCTGATCTCCAACTCATCTTGGATTCTGTCATACATTTCTTTACAGTGCTCGTTTGGCAGAGTGTTCCCCCTAACTTTAGGGAAACAACACCTACATTGCGCACCTTTGATAGAACAGGTGGGCCCATTGGCGTCCAGGCACCCACAGGAACTGGAAAGTCAACCGGCTTCATCCAACACCTTGCAATGGTTGCAGGGCATAGGTTCCGCAAAATTGTGGTAGTTGAGCCTCGGAGCATTTTAGTTCACGGGCTTGTCCAGTTCATGTCTGATAATTATGGCCTGGACGTGTCTGGTGCCACTTCTGGCCTTAAATTGGACACCTCCAAGAGGGTCTTGTATGTTACCCCACAAGCACTGATGGGCCATCTTGAACTCTTGAATCCCGAAAATTTGATTGTTCTTGATGAGGCCCATTTAAGTGAAGCCTTTTATGACGCCCTACGGATCATCATCCGTAAAGCCAGACTCCCATCATTGTGGGTTTCTGCAACACTCCCAGAGCATTTGCGGGCCCAATGTCAGCTAGTACTAGACATACCCATTGCAAATCTCTGGACAGTCGGCGAGCAAATTGTCAGGCACAATGTTGATGGTGTTTCAGCTGTGTTAGCACATTATCAGGATTACTGTCTTGATGTTGCCAACACGCTAACCCCATCACAGAAGGGCCTGTTCTTTGTTCCAACAGTTAAAATGGCTGAGTTCCTTGCTGAAAACTGCAAACACAGCAGTTTTGCCTTGCACTCCCATTCAAAATTAAATGCCCGTTGGGAATCACGGGCAATTTTTGCCACACCTGTTGCAGATGTCGGCCTCACCATTCCTGACGTCACCCTTGTTGTGACACCAAACTTCACAACTCTGAGTGGCAACAAGTTAGTAGCTTTGGACCGGCACACTCGTGCTCAGCGCAAAGGCAGGACTGGCAGGACTTCAAATGGGACATTTCGATTAATTTCGTATGATGGCCCTTTTGAGGACTTAGGTGTTAAGTCAGCGTCATCTCCTGACAGCATTCGCGAATTGCTGCTTTCAGGAATGCCGGTTGCTTTAGCCAGTGTGCTCGGGCAGGAAAATGTCATTCGTGCTTTTGGCGTTGAACCTCCTGATGAGGGCGGGGAAGTTGAGAGTGTTCTCAATGACCTGGAGGTTTTCCTTGCCAATATGCGCCCAGTCCTCTTGGGTGCACAGGCTGCGCGGGAAACAGGTGACCCTTCTTTCGGTCCGCCGCAGATTTTGCATCCTACCGGGACTGGCATCAGTAGCTCATATCCCCAACCTGAGTCTGGGATTAATGAGAAGATTCTTGAAATGGCGGCGAATCTTTTGTCTGTCAAGGCAGCTCATGGTTCTGAAGTCAATGAAAATTTACTCAGACAATTGGATACCATGGCCGGCCCCGTAATCAGAGTCGGCAATCTTGTTAGGGCATTGTTAGCCGGTGAAAAGACCGACACCTTAAACCCCAAGAATGCCATTCCGACAGGTAGTCTAGAAGATGTGTATGCACTTAAAGGCATATATGATATTCTGGTGCACCTTGACGAATAATATGTTTTCCCCTGACGAGATATCGAAACTGGCCACCAGTCGGGAATAAATTATGTCAACCCATTCAGAAACTGAACTTACGGCAACGGAAACGATTGCCCGGCAAATTGAACACATAAAGTCCAAGCCAGTGTCCCTTAGTGGTGCTGGCGGTTATTTCGTCACTAAGTCTAAGTTGGACCATATTGAGCAGAAATTACTTTCTGCACTTGAACAGTCCGCCACGACATCAGACAGTCCTTCACGGCTTATTGAGCTACAAGAAGAGCTCAACGAGATTCGTGATTCTTCAAGGAAGGCCCAAGCTGATCTTGAACGTACCCAGGCAACTCTTAAAGAGCGCACAGCCACTTTTGCCAAGGTTACTAGAGAACGTGACACGCAACAAGCCTTGGCTAAAAGCCGGCTTGAAGAAGTTGAACGAACTCATGCTCAATATCGGGAAGCACTAAGTGATGCTAAGAAAGAGCGTGAAGAAAATCGAGCCCTCCTCGCCAGGGCGTCTAAGGGTTTTGACCCAGAACGGGCTCAAGAACTCCAAAAGAGTGTTGAGTCCTCTACTGCCAGGATCAAGGACTTGCAGCGAGATTTGGAACTGATCAATGCTGACAAGAAAGCACTCAATGCGAGTTTTCAGGAAGCCAATGCCCAATTGGCTGCCCTTTCTAGTGAGCGGACAGTATTACAAAACCGTATTAATGAACTCTTGGCAACTAAGAATCTGGCTTCGTCAGATGTTGTTCCAGAAATCACTGTTGCCCGGCCAGAGCTGAACTCCAAAATCCTTCAGAAAATGATTGGCGAACGTGGCATTAATTGGCTTCACAAAGCAGAACAGCAAATGGTAGATGATTATCGCAATCGCATCTACAATTTGCGGCTAGCCACAAAATACGCGAATTCACCTAATGTCAAGTCCATTTCTGATCTTCTCCAGATAGTGCTGAACTGGTGTAAGAACAAGACGTGGAAAGCCCGTAAAATCATTGCCAACTGGGTCGACATGATTGAGGCCCACATTAGGGCTGGTGCAGTTCGCTCAGTCAGGTTCTATCATGACGAGTTGCGTAGAATTTCAGATGAGTTTGATGAGCAGAGAGCTCACCATAATGTTGAACCTGGTCAAAAGTTGCGTTGGTGGGAAGATGCCTACTTTTATGCCAGGGTTTTCTACGGTAGAGCCAAGCGTTCAAGTAGGAAGGCAACATCTTGGTTTTCCCGCACCCTGAAAAAGGTTGGCGGGTTTTTCTCCAGGTTGTTCGGGTTTCGAGAAAGTATTAAATTGGAACCCGAAGATTTTGACGCAGAAGAGCTTCTTAAAAAAGAAGGTCCTAGCGTCTGGGAGAAGGGTAAAATGAGGGCTGGAACAGCTCCCCCTCCTCCCCCTCCGCCTGCCCCAAATAAAAAGGTCAATGCCATGGCCGAAAGGTTGGCAGGACTGATGGGAGGGCGAAAGTGAGGATAATTTCAAAATTTACCTCACACTTCCAGACCCTAAATTCAGATGGGC